CCCAAACAAGCCGTTTTAAGCCCCACCAGCGCCCATTTCCATGTCCAACCGATAAAACACCCACATGAGCAGCTATACGCGCCCAGAAGCCCACGAAATGCCCCACACAGCCGTCAAGACAACCCAAAACATAACATTCTCAGCCCCGATGTAAAGCAATACCCTTCAAACACCGTTCAAATCGAACCCAAACGTAAAGCAAATGTAAAGCGAATGTAACGTTTCGTTTTTCCCTCTCATTTCGTTCATCATCCTCAAACCCTTTGTAAATCAACGCTTTCCCCGATTTCTCTCTCACTCCACTTTTATACGTTTCGTTTTATCCCCCTTATTTGCGGCATTCAATATTGCAGCGCAAGAGGCATTGGAACTTCACTTAATATATCGTGAATATGATGACACCTACGGTTATGAAAACAATTTGGGAGATACAATAATCCCTTATGGAAAATACATGTGCCACATTCCATATCGCACATTAGGCTTCATCAGCAAACCTAAGGAAAAAGATATTATAGCCATCTCTCCTTCAGGGACAGAGCTATTTAAAGTTTTCCAGTACGATAATGGTCCGGACTACCTTTCAGAGGGTGTTTTTAGAATGATTGGGAATAACAACAAAATGGGGTTTGCTGATACAACCGGACATATAGTCATTCCTCCACATTTTGATTTTGTTACCCCATTTAAAAACGGACATGCCTTCTTTAACACAGGAGGACGCAGTGTACCTGTAGACAAATCAGGGGAGTACCACACGATAAACGGAGGCCGTTGGGGAGTGATAAATAAAGAAGGGAAAGAAATTTGTCCGGCTTTACTTGATTCTGTACCATTGAAATACAAGGGAAAACAAACAGAAATTATATACCAAAAACAACGAATGACACTCGACAAAGCCATGTTTATTATAAAAAAAGGATTAAAAAAGAAAAAGGACAGTTTAATAAGGCAAGAGAAATACAATGACAAAACCATAATATGGGAAAATCTATCAACAAAAAATGGTGCGTGTACATATGTTGCCGAATGGGGAACTCTTGAAAAAGACACTAAGGCAGGTAACTTATCCGTAGAAAAATATAAGGAAAGAAAATATCTACAAGACAGTCTGGTTATAACCGAAATCAGAAAAATTAAGCAGAATATCTCACAATATATAACCGATGATAACATAATCCGATTAAGGAATGAAGCCCAAAACAAGCATACTATTTTCTATATAAGTGTAAAAATAGATAGCATAGGAACGGTAACAAGCGTTAGAATAGTATCATCTAAAAATATATTAGTTTTACTTTCGGCAAAGGATGTGTATGCAATAAGCCTTTTTTTGAAGCAGAGTATCTTTAAAAAACCAAGAGAATATGATCTTGATTCAATATACTTTTCTTTTGCTATTACCGAGATCTGA